CCCGCGCGCATTTTTGCGCAGATTGTGAGATGTGAGCCATGGGGAAACGAGGTCCGAAGCCGAAACCGACGATTCTGAAAGTGCTGGAGGGAAACCCGGGTCGCCGTCCGCTCAACGATCGCGAGGCGCAGCCCGAGCCCGGCCGCCCGGCATGTCCGCAACGCCTGAAGGGCCCAGTGCGGCGATGGTGGTATCAGATCGGCAAGCAGCTTGACGAGTGCGGGCTGTTCACCAAGGTTGACGGTCCCGCATTCGAGATGCTCACACAGGCGTACGCGGATTGGCGCGAGGCGATCGTCGCGATGGAGGAGCGAGGCCCGGTGTGGATGGAGAAGGGCGAAGGCGGAATTCCTGAGTTCGCCTACTCGCCGTGGCTGAAAGTGGCCGAGAAGGCAGCGGCCAGGCTGCACGCGATGCTTCGCGAGTTCGGCATGACACCTTCCGCTCGCTCAACAATCAAGACAGCAGGCCCGGCCGAGAAGCCGAAAGAGCAACCAGCGGCCAAGTATTTCGCATGAGAGCAAAACGTGTCACAGCTCTGAAGCCTCCCACCAACCTATCGGGCTACGACCCGACGCGGGATGCGGGTGATTGCCGCTGGGATGCGGCGGCCGCGCAACATGCCATCGACTTTTTCCCTGATTGTTTGACGCACACCAAGGGTTTCACAGGTCCATTCGTTCTTGAACAATGGCAGCAAGACATCTTCGCGACGCTCCACGGCTGGAAGCGTCCAGATGGTACGCGGCGATACCGAGAATCGCTCATCGCCATTCCGCGGAAGAACGGCAAGACGAGCATGGCTGCGGGGGAGGCGATCTACAACCTGCGCTGCGACGGCGAGCGGGGCCCCGAGGTCTACTGTGCGGCATTCACCAGGGACCAGGCGACGCTAGTCTTCGAGCCCGCGGCCAACATGATCCGTCAATCGGATGTCATGCGCGAGCACTTCGTTATCCACGATTCCGTCAAGCGGATCATCTGCCACGCGAACGGCGGATTCATGCGGGCGATCCCCGCCGAGGCCGCGTCAAGTCATGGCTTCAACGCGTCGGTGGTGATCTTCGACGAGCTGCATACGCAGGCGACTCGCGATCTCTATGACGTGCTCAAGACAAGCCAAGGAGCTCGACGACAGCCGCTATTCATTTCAATCACGACGGCCGGCCATGATCGAAATTCCATCTGTTGGGAGGTCTGGGACTACGCTCGCAAGGTCCGAGACGGCCTGATCCTCGATCCGTATTTTCTTCCCGTCATCTACGAAATCGGCGAGAAAGAGGACTGGCGGAACCGGGAGGTCTGGAGGCGGGTCAACCCGAACTATGGCGTCAGCGTATCGCAGGATTATCTCGACGAGGCGTTTAACAGGGCATCGAGCACGCCGGCGTATGAGAACACGTTTCGCAATCTCCATCTCAATGAGTGGACTGAGCAAGCGGTTCGCTGGCTGTCGATGGAGGCCTGGGACCGTTGTGGCGAAGATCCTGGCGAACTCTACGGGCAGGAATGCTGGGCTGGCCTGGACCTGTCGAGTACGACGGACCTGGCCGCGTTCGTGATGGTGTTTCCCCAGGGTCGCCGTTTCGCAGTCGAATGCCGGTTTTGGGTTCCGCAGGAAAGCTCCGTCAATCGCGAGCGCCGCGACCGTGTGCCGTACAGCCAGTGGATCCGCGACGGGTGGATCGTGGCGACGCCCGGGACTTCCGTGGACTACGACCGCATTCGCGCCGACATCGTCGCGATCCGCGATCAGTACAACCTGCACACTGTCGCAATTGATCGGTGGAATGCGACGCAGCTGGCGAAGCAACTGGAGGGCGACGGAATCAATGTCGGATTCTTTGGCCAAGGTTATGCGTCGATGTCGGCGCCGTCGAAGTTTCTCGAAGCGCTCATCGCTGAGGGGAATCTTGCCCACGGCATGAACCCGGTGTTGCGGTGGATGGCGAGCAACGTGGCGCGTGAGGAAGACGCGGCGGGGAATATCAAGCCGAGCAAGGCAAAGTCGACGGAGCGGATCGATGGGATTGTGGCGCTGATCATGGGGCTCGGCACATGGTCGATCGAGCAGGAGGCGGCGAACTGGAGTGAGAGTGAGATTGGATTGTGAGATGAGGAAAATTTCGATAGCAGCTGTGACTAAGCTGAAACATGCAGCTTTGCACCTTGCTGCGGAAAAGCTCGGTGGGCAATCTGCGCTTGCCAGGCATCTCGGATTAAGACCGTCCGAAGTCGGTCGCTGGTGTAATCTTGCCGCTTGCCCGTCAACTAAGTGGAGTGAAGAAAAACAACGCGAGATCGAGAAAAAGCTTTTGGAGCTGACAGGCAAAACATTCGATGAGCTATTTCCAATCGAATTACGAGAAGCTCAGCAGTTCCTTCGGGCTCCAAAGAAGATTACTCAGGTGCGAGAAATGGAAGTCTCTGGACTCTTAGAGTATGCCCGTCGCACGTCTGAGAGGTTATGTCTACCAGCGCCTGAAGAAATCGCTGAGCGAACAGAGCTAAGAGAACGATTTAGGAAGGTTCTCACAACTCTGAGCTTTCGGGAAAGAGAGATCATCAAGCTTCGATATGGCATCGGCGACGACGGTAGGTGTTATACATTGAAAGAGGCAGGTCACATTGTAAAAGTTCATCCCGAGCGAATTCGTCAGATTGAGGCGAAGGCGATTCGAAAACTACAGCAACCGAGTCGATCTCAACAACTGGTTGAATTTCTGTCTTGAACCGCAGCATGACTCTCGATCAATCCCACACACTGATCGCCTGCGTTGCGCTGGGCCTCATCGCCGTAGGTGCCTGGCTTGCCTTCGGTCCAGGCTACGCCGCGCTCGCTCTCGGTCTCTTACTTCTCAGCGGAGTCATTTACGCGAGGGTCCGATGATTAACTTGCTTCTGCCTACGCGGGCCGCGACGATCCAACAACTCGGCCATCCGGCCGCGGGTGTGATCGGCTGGTTCGACAGCACTGAAAACCTTAGCGGCGTGACCGTCAATCGGGAATCTGCCTTGACCTTCGCCGCGGTGTGGTGCGCTACGCGGATCATCAGCGAAACGCTCGCGACACTCCCCTGCATGCTCTACCGCCGCACGACGGGCGACAGCCGGGAGCGAGCTGTTGATGATCCGCGATTCGACCTGATCCATAATGAGCCGCATCCGGAAATGACGGCCGTCTCCTTCTTTGAGACATTGACGGCGCACATGGTATTACAAGGGAATTGCTATGCGCTGATGCAGACCAACGGAAAGTACATCACCGAATTCGAGCCTCGGCAACCAGACAACATCCGCCCGGAAGTGAATGGCAGCGCGATAGAATACCGCCAATTGGATCCCCCTAAGACTTTCAAATCGGAGAAGATGCTACACGTGGCCGGGCTCGGTGGCGATGGCATCACGGGATGGTCAGTCGTCAAGTACGCCGCGCAATCGCTCGGCACGGCGATGGCGGCCGACAATCACGCGGCTAGCAGCTTCGGCAATGGCGCGACTCCGCCAGGTGCGATTGTCGTTCCCGGGCGCATGCAAAAGGACGCTCGGGAGCAACTCCGCAGGGAGTGGAACGAGATCCACCAAGGCACAAAGAAGGCTGGGCGAATCGCGATCTTACACGGCGGGATGGATTTCAAAACGTATGGCATGTCAAACGAAGATGCCCAGTTATTGGAGACGCGGAAGTATTCTCCCCGCGAGGTTGCCCGCTGGTTCCGCCTCCCACCGCATATGCTTGCCGACCTGGAGGATTCAAGCGTTCGCGCGAACATCGAACAACAGGCGATTGAGTTTGTCGTCTACTCGCTGGCCATCTGGCTGATTCGCTGGCAGCAGACGCTGAACAAAAAGCTGCTTACTCGCGAGGAGCGAAAGAGACTGTACTTCGAGTTTCTGCTCGACGCGCTGTTGCGCGGCGATGCGGCCAGCCGATATGCAGCCTATGCCACGGCCAGGCAATGGGGCTGGATGTCCGTCAATGATATTCGGCAAAAGGAAAACATGAACGCCATCGATGGCGGCGACGTGTACCTGCAGCCGTCAAACATGGTTCCGGCCGGGACCGTCCCCGATTCGCTCACCGACGATCTGCAGAAAAATGTCGCCGAGTCCTACAGCGAGATTTTGGCATCTGGTCGAAAGCTGGTTGATGACCTCGCCACTCAAGGTGCCACAGTTAACCAGGCGATCGCCGATGCTCAATTCGCGACCGAGAAGCAGCTTGCCAATATCCGTGAGGCCCGGGACGAGATTCGTCGCGACATCGCGGAAGTTGGCAAGACAGTAGTTCGCGGATGGGACGCTGAGCGTCAATCGTTGATCTCGGCCGCGAACGAACTCTATCGCAGCGCGCTACTCTGTCGTGTGCAATACCAAAATGCTGAAGTTGTCAAGGCGGCCAGGCGGTCGCTGCATGGGGAATCATTCATCAATTGGCTCGACACATTTTTTACGGAAGAGGCGAAGCATCTCCATCGGCGGATTGACCCGGCTATCAGGGCCTATGTGGCGGCAACTGGCGTAGTCGCGATTGGCGCGACTGATGGTGTCACCAGGCGTATCATCGCAGGACGCAAAGCCGATGCGCTTGTGGCGTCCGACGGCGATCGCAATGGATTCGTGGATCGCATTCAACAACTGGCCGACCGCTGGGAATTCGCGGCGGCGGAAGCAACAATCGAAAGGGTGTTGGCATGAACCTACGCAAAGTTGCGCTGACTGAACTCTGGGCCATCGACTGCCAGTTTCTTGACGCTTGCCTACTTCACGCGGAAATCCACGGCGAGCACGTCGCGCGTCAAGTGAAGCTCCCGAGCGTTAAGGGCTCGATTGCCGTTCTGCCAATCCACGGCATGATCAGCCAGCGCGGATCGGTTTGGGATGAGGTCTTCGGCGGGACAGCAGCCGATTCATTTGCTGCGTCTTATGCCCGGGCCATCAACGACGACCGGATCTCGGCTGTCGTGCTCGATGTCGACTCGCCTGGCGGGACGGTGGCGGGTGTCGAGGCTGCGGCCGAGCTAGTCTACCAGGGCCGCCAGTACAAGCCGACCGTCGCCGTGGCCAACAGCCAGGCAGCTTCCGCGGCTTATTGGCTGGCGAGCGGGGCAGACAAGATCGTTGCTGCTCCTGGGTCAGAAGTCGGCTCGATCGGCGTGTTCAGGATGCACGAAGATGTGTCAGAGATGCTTTCCCAAGACGGGGTGAAGGTGACATTTCTAGCCATGCCACGATTCAAGGTTGAGGGCAACCCCTATGAGCCTCTGACTCAGGCGGCCACTGAGCACAACATGGCCCAGGTAGCAGAGACCTATGAAGCCTTCAACGCGGCTGTTGCCCGCAATCGAGGCATCAAGCCATCAGCAGCCAAGACGCAATTTGGAGAGGGGCGGGCTTTCAATGCTCGGCAGGCCGCCGCCATGGGGCTCGTGGATCGAGTGGCTACCATGTCGGAGATCCTAGGAGAATTAGGTGCCGGCAGGACTGCGACAGTAGATGCCGCAACCGCCGAGATCCTATCCGAGTTGTGTGCTGTCTGGGAAAGCGGAATCATTGAGCCACTCAAGCACTTACCGTCATTGGAGATTCGCAAGCGCCGCGCATTCCTGATGGGGTTGTATTGACGAGGACCGCCAGGTAATGCTATGTTGACAGACTGAACAGTCACCATTTCGCGCAACATGCCATTTGCAGGCGCGAGGACACATCACGTTGACCTCGCGCCTTTTTCGTTGCGCGAGTTGGAGACAGAAGATGACACTCAAAGAACTTGTCGAGAAACGCATCGCGGCGAGGAACGCCTATTGCGCGATCCTTGATGCCGTCGATCGCGAGAAGCGCGAGCAAACGGCCGAGGAACGGCAGAAGCTCGACGCGTGGGAAACGGAGATTGCCTCCACCGAGGACGCGATCACTCAGGCCCAGGCGGACGCAAAGCGCAGGGAGACACTGGCGGCCATCGACCAGCGGATCCGTCTACCGCTTAATCCGCAGGGCCTCCATCAAGAGGGTCGGCAGCCACAATCTAAGGATCTGAACGGCCGGCTACGCGAATGCATGCTGCTCGGCATGTCACGCCAGCAAGCTCTCAGCGCAGTCGCCAACGCCGAGATCGATCTTGATACTGCCATTGCCCGTGATCAGGCTATGCGGCAGTATCTGTTTCGCGGATTTGTCGACGAGGGGCTGCGAGAACGCGCTGCCCTGCAAATCGACAACGCATCTGGCGGCGGAACTCTGGTCATGCCAGAGCAATTCATCGCCCGGCTGATTCAGGATCTTGATGCCGCTGTCCTGATCCGCGGATTCGCAACGGTCATTCCGGTTGTGGGTGCCGAATCGATTGGTGCGCCTTCCCTGGACACGGACATCGATGATGCTGACTGGACGATTGAACTCGGCATCGGCGACGAAGGCACAAGTCTTGCCTTCGGCAAGCGGAATCTGACTCCGCATCCACTCGGGAAGCTGGCCAAGTGTTCGAAGGATTTGCTGGCATCCGCTGCCCTTTCTGTCGAATCGATCATTCGGCAACGGCTGCTGTTCAAGTTCGGCGTGGCCGAGGAAAAGGCCTTCATGACGGGCTCTGGGTCCGGCCGACCGCTTGGTATCTTCACGGCGTCGGATTCCGGGATCACGACAACGCAGGACATCTCGACGGACAATACGACGACCGAGATCACTTGTGACGGGCTGATCAATTGCCTCTACGCGCTGACGGCCCCCTGGCTCGCGTCAGGTCGCTTGCGTTGGATCTTCCACCGCGACGCGGTCAAGGCAATCCGAAAGCTCAAGGATGGCAACGGCCAGTACCTCTGGCAGCCTGGCATGACCGCCGACCGGCCGTCCACGATTCTCGACGTGCCCTATCTGATGTCCGAATACGCACCCAACACTTTCACGTCGGGCAAGTATGTCGGAATCGTCGGCGATTTTGCCTATTACTGGATTGCCGATTCGATGACCGTTGAAATCCAAAGGCTCATCGAGCTCTACGCGGCTACGAATCAGGTCGGCTTCATTGGCCGGCTGCGGGTTGATGGCATGCCGGTCCTCTCGACTGCTTTCGCCCGAGTCACGCTCGGCTAACCACAGAAAGGAGAACTTGAGCGATGCCTCAACTTTCCAAGTACACGGATATTTCCAACATCCACATCACCGCCACGACAACGGATATCCTGACGTGCGAAGTCGATACGGAAGGCTGTGAGGGCGTGCGGTTCGTCGCAATTGGCACGAGCGCACTCGTGACGATCACCGTTCTGCATGCCGCGTCGACGACAGCAACGTTTGTCTCGGTTGGGTCCAGCGTCACCTATCAGACGTCGGCCGGCAAGTCAATGTGTGTCGTCGACATCTACCATCCACGCAAGCGCTGGGTGCAGGGAGTCTGCACGGCCGCCGGCAATTCCTATATGGGCATGTTCGCCGAGAAGTACGGGTTGCGCAAGACGCCGGTTGCGTGGTCGGCCACCGCTGGCCTTCCGACGACAGGCGGCGGCGTTCGTTGTTGCATTTCACCGTCATCCACCGCCTGAGTCTGGGGTGCTCCTCTCGACCTGGGCCGGCTTCCTCCGGGTTCGGCCCAGGTTTTTACAACTTGACACTCCGGGGAATGGTCCTAGATTGCCGCGGCTTGCCTGGCCGCAGCAGATCGCAACAAAGGAGCTAGGCAATGGGAACCTATCAGCCCGCAGTCTATCGCAAGCAAGGCGGCAACACGCTTGTTGTCGCATCGTCCGGCGCCCTGACGATCGAGTCAGGATCATCTGTCACCGTTGCGACCGCCCTTGAAATCGCCTCGGGCGGCCGAATCAATCTCGATAGCGGGTCGTCGATGACGGTGGCTTCTGGCGCGGGACTCACGCTCGACAGCGGCTCGTCATGCAAGGTGGCGGCGCCTGTCGAGATGCAGACAGGCGGGTATGTTGCGGAATATGTTCAAACCGCCGCAACAACAGCCACCACGATCTTGCCGTATGGCCTGACGCTCGTTACGGGCACCACGGCGGGACCGACGTTCTTGATTTCCAACCCGATTGTCGGCGTCAAGAAGTACATCGCGCTTGTCGGTGCGAGCAGTGGGGCAACTCTCAGGGCGATCATCTCGCCTGCAACCACCACGGTCGTATTTGATGGTATTCCGTACGGGACGACCGGCTACGGCGTCTTGACGCTCAACACGTCGCTGATTCGTGACGTCGCTCTGATCGGCTGCACGACTCTCATGTATCGCTGCGTCGGATCGCACACGTACGGGGCTGCGATGTCACAAGTCACAACGTAATTCGAGGACTCAGATGTCAGAAAACCCGGAGTCGCCGAAAGGCAGGAAGGTTGCGATCATCGGTAAGGCGCCAGACAGCGTTGCGCTGGCGCCTTACGCAGATCCGACATGGGAAGTGTGGATTCTGAACACGCTCGGCGTCAACAAGGAAGTGCCGCGATGGGACCGGCAATTCGAGTTGCACGACCTGAAGCTGACGCTCGATCCCGCGTATGGGAACTACTACCAGTGGCTGGCAGGCCAGACGCGGCCGGTATACCTGAGAGACGCACCACCGAGCGATTTCAAGTGCGGTGTGCAGTTTCCTCTCGGGGAAATCCTCGAAGCCTTCTGCGCACTGGCAGGTCGTACGTACCTGACGAATACCGTGTCGCTGATGACTGCCTTGGCGCTCCTCGAACATATGAAGGGGCAGGCAGTCTCAGAGCTTGGTTTCTGGGGCGTGAACATGGCCCAGCACGCTATCCAGGCGGCCGGACACGTCGGATGGTTCACCAGCGAGTATGCGCGGCAGCGGCCATCGTGCGAATACTGGATTGGCATCGCCGAGGGCATGGGAATCAAGGTCACCATCCCTCCGCAAAGCGACCTGCTGAAATGTGCCTGCATCTATGGCTATCACACGTCGGAGCGGTTTCACAAATTTCAGGCGCGCCGCAAGGAGTTGCAGGGTCGGATCGGCAACGCACAACAGCGGGAGCAACAGGGACACGATGAGGCGATCTTTCTTAGCGGCGCGCTGGAGGGGATGAACTATGACGAGCAATGGCTCGGCGGCGGAGTCGAGGAAGAACTTGCAGCGAAGAAAAAAGCCAACTGAAAGCGAGGAGAAGATGAAAGTTACGATGCTCACGACATTGGCGGGACCGAGCGGCAAC